ATAGTTAATTCTTTATTCATAACTATATATTATATACGTGATATTGGGTTTTGTCAAGTAGTATTTATACTGTTATTTGGTAATAGTTGGCAAAAGTCTTGACAAAATTAGTTTTCAGGTGTATAATAGATTATGTAGCCGACCGGGTACATATAGTCACAGGCCCCCTTTAAAGCCTTTGGAGTGGGGCGACAAACTGGTTGACATTCAAAATCTTTGGAAATGTATAACATTGAGTATATATAGGTGGGGTAGGGGGTGGTCACCTGCCTAGCCCTTCAAAGCTTTGAAGGGCTAGGCAGACTAGAATATTTTAAAGTCTTTTAGACTTTAAAATATTCTACAATCCACCACCAGAGTCTCTAAAGATCTCTAAGATCTTTAGAGACTCTGGTTGCCAGACTCAGAAATCTTTAAAAATTCTTAAGAATTTTTAAAGATTTTTAAAAAATCTATAAAAATCAAAGATTTTTTTAGATTTCACACGCGCCTGTGAAAAATCCCTTAGGATTTTTAGACTTGCCAAATCGCTTAGTACTTCAAAACTTTAAAACCCCTCACGGTAGTGAGGGTTTTAAAGTTTATGAAGTACTTAAAGGCCCTCCGAAACCGCTTCAAGCCGAAGGCTTGGGGCAACACAAACTCACAATTCGGAGAATTGACTATGGCGAAGCCAGACTTCAGCAAAATCCCAGCCTCTAAAGAGGCTTCACCCCGCCAGATCTCAGCGATTGCAAATCGCTTTGCGAAGCTGACGAATCCAAAGGATTCGTGGGTTCTGACCAAGAAATACACTGCGGTGCTGTACAGATTCCAAGAGGAATCTGGCAAGAAAATTACTCACGGCGAAATCCAGAAGTTCTTTGCCTGCCGCAAAGTTCCTAAGAACTTTGCAGATATGCTTGAGACTCCAAAGGAGTCTCCAAAGCCTTCTACGAAGGCTTCTCCCAAGACTTCAAAGAAGTCTTCAAAGCCTTCTACGAAGGCTTCACCGAAGCCGAAGGCTTCCGACGAGACTTCAGAGCTAGAAGCTCTGAAGGCTCAGATGGCTGATCTTCAGGCCGCTGTCGCATTCATCGCTAAGAAGCTCTCTTAAGAGAGCTTCAAAGTCTTCAAAGACCCCAGCTTTGCTGGGGTTTTTTTTATCTATAAACCCTTAACTCTAAAGGAGTTTTGTATGGAATTTGTTGTAGAATATTTTACAATTGAAGATAGAAGTTGGAATCGTGATAGTGTTTTTACAGATATTTTATTAGCAGAACAAATACTTAACAAATCTATTATGGATATGCCAGAACTTAGTTGGCGTTTAATTATGGTAATTAAAGAACATTACGCTGAAAATTAATTAACCGATTGAGGCTTTAGACCTTCTAAGTTTTAAAACCCCTTTACAGGGTAAAGGGTTTTAAAACTTTAGAAGGTCTTAAAGGAGGCGACGATGGCTGACGAGATGACACAACAAGAAGTTGCAGATTGGATTGTGCAACGTCTTGATAAAGCTATAAAAATTATGGATTCTCAGATGAACCCTGATGTAGATTTTGATGGGGCTTGGGAATTATTTACTGGAATATCTTGCTTGAACGAAATCAAAAATTGTTTCTCTCACAACGAGGATATTTAAATGGAAACTCAAATCATTACTGAAATCGAAAAAGCTTTAGCTTATTTAGACGAAATAAATTTACGAGGCGATCAAATACTTGAGCGCAACCGACTAGATTTAATTTCTCAGACGCTTGAAAATTTATTGACCGACCTCGACGCTTAGGGATTCTTAGTTTTAAAACCCCTCACTTGTGAGGGTTTTAAAACTTAGAAGCCCTTAGAGGACTGCCAGCCGGTTCTCATCCACCCTAAACTTCATTGCACTTGGAGGTGCTTATGTCTCAGTTTGATTACTCTACTCTCGACCCCAACAAGCCTGCTTCTTACCGTCAGTTTAACGGTGTTGCATATCACTTTGCTCAGTTGCACACCAAAGGTGACAAGACAAAAACATACATGGCGACTCGTATGTTCAAAGCAATTCTGTACAAGTTTTACAACGAGCAGGATATTCAAATGACTCATGGCGAGGCTCAAAAGTTCTTCAAAGCCAAGCGAGTCCCGGCTCAGTTTAAAAAGCTGATTACTATTCGTAAGTAATCTTTATAGCCCCGCTTCGGCGGGGTTTTTTTGAGGTCTTTAATATGAAAGATAATTTTGTAGCAAAGAACGCTAACAAGTTCAACAAAGCTAAAGTATTTAAAGACCGCAAGAAAGCCTCAAAGAAAGTTAGAGGCCAGAAGCACAAAGATAAATCAGTTTAGCCCGTCTTGGGTGGGCATAGTTTGGTTGGCGCTATGCTTAAAAATGGTAAACTCGACACCACAAGGTGTGCATATAGTTTACAAGTCAACCATTCACCCTAAACTTTTCTTGGAGATATATTATGCGTTTTCTAGATTCTGAAACTAACTCAGCTTTTGGTGTAACTTATCACACTGTAAACAGTGGGACTGCTCCACAGCCATTAAACTTTCGTGGTCGGCAATCTAATTGGAGAGAGCGGTTTGAAAAGATGCGATCAATGGAATGGTTTATTGTTCCAAAAGTAGATCAAGCCAAGACTCAGCAAGCGGCTTCAACTTATCTTAGAGGACGTTATAGTTTTTACAAGATCAACGAGAAAGGCGATATGTGTCTGTTGAAACTTCGTTAATTTGTGGGGGAACTTCGGGGGCTTCGGCCCCTTTTTTTGTGGAGAAAAATTATGACTCGTGCAGAGGCGCAGTACCGTGAGAGCCGCTTGCTTATTGTTGCAAGCTGTTACATTGTCATCATTATCGCTGGGGTTATTCTGGCGTTATAGAATCTATAAGGAGATTCAAATGGATAAATTTAGCCTTCAGGTTTTCAATACCGATTCAGGCATAAAAAAATTATATGTCTGCGACAATGGCTGGACGCTCTCAGCAATACTCAATCCATCTCGAAAATTTATTGATGTTGATTGGGATAATCACATTATAAATCATGAGCCGAATATAACTTGTCACAGTTATGGGGGCGATGAGGGTCTGTGGGAAGTAGCTTTGATTGGGCCTACTGGTGACATATGCTATGACACGCCCGTGACTGATGATGTTCTTGGTTACCTTACAGATGATGAGGTACTAGACCTTGCCGATATTGTATCTGGCTGGGAAACTGAGACTATCATAACCACCAAATATGTGGGGCGTACTTGGAAGCGTCACGCCCTTCCCGATAGCTTATAGAATCTATAAGGAGATTCTTATGTTATATGAAGATCATTGTAATCACGGCATAAATAATTTTTTATTTGCTGTTAATAACTTAGATGTATATCGTCACGAAAATAATTATGGTGGCGACGAGAATATGTTTTGTGTTCGGTTCGGAAATAAAAGTTATGAGTATATTACTTTAAATTGTGCGTCTGTTGAACGACGAATAAGTTTTGATAGTAAGTATGGTGATAAAGAAAGTATTTGGAAAGGTGTAAAAGATCTATTGATATATAATAATTTATGGGATACAACATGGGATCTCACCCCTGAAATAAGAGAATTAAATTAACGTGGGCTTCTACGTCTTTAAAACCCCTTTACAGGGTAAAGGGTTTTAAAGACTTAAGAAGCCCACCACCGTGACGGAGGCCGAGATGAAATTTCGTATGACGTACATGAATAAATTACACAGTGTTGATCTGCCGGTCACCGCCGAACAATTAGATAACTGGCAGAAAAATAGAATGACGGCGGCAGAGGCCATGCCAAATCTTACTCAAACCCAACTTGATTTTTTGACGCATGGTATTTACCCAGATGATTCTTTCTTTGATTCTATTGAGGAACTGAATGATGTATGACACTCATGCCAAAGCCGTGCAAAATTATTCTAGATTGTCTAGCGACAACCTTGCTGATGTTGTGTTGATGGTTGTATTGAGTATACAACAGCCGTGGTTTGCGGTTGGCGACCAGCTTAAAGATGTAAAACTAAACGGCATCGACTCCAGATTTATATGGGGCAACAAAGCCAAAACATATAAGTCACTCATGTCTCGCAAAGAATTTATTTATTCTCAGTATCTTGCGGTGCTTAACTCAAATAAATCTGATGATGATAGGGCGCTATCATTAATGAATGTATTTTTGCAAATTGATGGGTTAGGTATGGCAAAGGCTGGCTTTGTTTGTCAGCTAACAGCGGGGCTTGTCGGTTGTATTGACATCCACAACATTCGGATGTACAATATCCCAATGAAAGATTTAAAATTATCTAAGTCTTTAAAGTCAAAAGCTATAAAGAATCGTCGTGTTATGAATTATATTTCTATATGTCACGACATTGGTACAGAAAAGTTATGGAATACTTGGTGTAATACTCTTGCTACCAAGTCTAAAAGATTTGAGGATGGCTTTCATGTATCCCAAGTACATTACAGCTATCTTCAAGATGCGGTAAACCTTTAACTAACTGGAGACATATTATGTCAGATGTAATTTCTATCTTTGGTACTCATCGTCCAGCAGATCCTTTTGCTGGTAAAGGTTATGGCGTTGCTGATTTTCCTGTTGCAACCCGCCCAATGCTTTACTTCAATGATGACACCAATCAATGGTATGAGTCATCAAAAGTTGCTGTTGTTCGTACAGATACTATGGACGAGCTTGGTGTTCATGGTAAAAACTACAAACCTGTTGCACCCCGCGAATTAATTGACGCTCAACGTGCAATCATTATGCGTAGTGGTTTGAGAACTGACGGTATTATTGAAAAGATTGAGTGCAGTCACAACGGTGCGGCGACATTTGTAAAGTATCGTTTGCCAGAGCATAGTTATCTTACTCCTGACGGCGACAACGCCACTCTTACTTTGTTGGGCGTGACCTCCCTCAATAGTACGTTTGCTTTTATTATGTCAGCAGGCGCTCATCAATCTGCTTGCTTCAACGGTCAAGTATTTATTACCGGCGAGGCTGGTTTGTTCAAGGCTCGACACACTAAAAACTTGGACATCAAACAAGCCTCTCGCGCTATTGTCAAATCTCTTGAGGTGTTTGAAAAAGAACGTGACTTGTGGCAGACTATGTACAAGACGCCGGTTACTGAGAAGCAGGCCATGTATACTTTTGCAGAGGCCGCTGGCTGTCTTGATCTAGTTCAGGCCGCAGTTCACGAGAGCGGTGTATCTTGGTCAGCAGTATTTGACAAGCTCCCTCGACTGAATAGTGCGTTGACATATCTTGCCAAGGCTTGGAGTCAGTACTCTCAGAAGATGGGCAAAACTCAATGGGCTGTTTACAATACACTAACGGATTGGTCTACTCATGCTCCAGCACCTACCAAGAAGTCTCAAATCAACATTGCTTCGGTTAATCAGAAGCGTTCAGAAATTGTTCGGAAGGTATGCAACTCTGATGTCTTCCGTATCGCGGCCTAATAATGTTGATATCGAATCTCTTGTTCAGTTTTATATTTATATCAAGCCTCATCCTGATTACAGTGGCTTGGCTGGAGCTTTAAAAGAGCTTCGTTTCACTGAGTCAGAGATCTTTAATATCCTTCACAAAGTTCGTGAAGGATATTATTAAATTAACGCGCCCTTCGGGGCGCTTTTTATTTGGAGAAAGTAATATGTATTATGTAACTCCCTACAAAAACAACAACGGCGATATGGTTATTTGGCGACACGTTAAAAGACTAAAAGATTTCAAAGCCGATGAAGGTGTTGAGTATCTGGTCGCTAAGAATAAAAAAGAAATGAAGATTGATATGGGTAGCTCGTTGCCAATCTATATTGGATTGAATGGTGAGCTAAAGAAATGTAGTAGCTATGCGTTGTTTTTATTTTAGGAGGGTTTAGGAATGAATAGGTTAGAAGATCTTAAATTCTGGAGGCAGTTTTTCCGCGATCAAAAGGCAGAACATCTCAGATCTTATAGACGCTATAAGAAAATTTGCGGTGAAGATGATAGCCTAACTATGTTTATGAAGGGCTTTGCATCTGGGCACACCTCTATAATTTCTGTGTTAGCTAGTCTTATTGCAAAAGAGGAGGCTCAAGATTATGGGAACAGCTAGTATGTATGGCAATCAAGTCATGGAAGCAGAGCTTGACTGCCCTTGGATGACAACGGATGTTTTGATTGAGTTTGTACATCATGGTGACGAGGAAAACTTAGTTGAAATTGTTTCAGTTAAATCGCACGGAGTTGACATCACTAGCTGGGTCAACATTGATTATATGTTTGATCTTGTTCGTGATTACATAGACGAAGCCGATTACCATTGGTCAGATCATGGAGACTGATGCGATGGACAAAAGCCGTATAAAAGAATTTTTTATTCTTCTGCGTCACTCGCCTGAGTATTTGTATGCTTTGGTGATAGTGACTTTCTTTTCTATTGGCATTCTTATTGGTAATTATATTAAATCAGGAGAGATCTTTTGAAAAAATATATTCATGTCAATCAACATAAAATTCGTGCGAACAAAAAACATGGTACGGATGAGCCTGTAATTACAATTAAATCAGGGCGCAGTAATACTTACTGTCACGAGGTCGAAATACTTGGCAACAGTGTGATAAAATATAGCGGCAACGGCAAGCCGATACTATCTTGTGGTGCGCGTGTTGTTATTGAAACCGAATCCGATGTAAAAATTGTGAGGTAACGATGAGCATTGATGATGCAACCCCTGAAGAATGGGACAAAGCCAGATCTAAAACTATAACCGGAAAACTTTATCACCCTGAAGATAAACATCATCCGGTCACAAAACCCCAGCACTACAACAAAGGTGGGATAGAGGCTATTGATTATATTAAACAACAGCTTGGCCCCGGCTTTGGAGACTATTGTGCTGGGAATGTTATGAAGTATCTTCATAGATTTAAATACAAAAATGGAGTGGAAGATCTGAAGAAAGCACAGGTCTATTTAAGTTGGTTGATCGAGGATCAAACAAAGTGAAAAAACTTCTTAAGCGTCTGAAACAAGACAACGAATTTTATTACTCTGATATACATGGTCGCAGGCATTATGCTAATGTTATGGCGGCAGGCTTGGAGCTTGCTGACTACTTCAAACTTAATCCAAAACTCTTTAAGTACTTTGCGTATCTCCATGATTCTTGTAGAAAAAATGAAGGTATTGATCCTCAACATGGTCAACGTGCGGCAGAGTATATTGAATCTGTGAAACATTTAATTGATTTGTGTACAGCAGAGCGTTGGATGTTGCAATCAGCTTGTGCTATGCACACATCTGCAAAACCATGGGACGGACATAAATATACTTTGTTTGAGAAATGTGCTTTTGATGCAGACCGCTCTGATATAGGGCGTGTTTGTTTTGCTGTTGATCCAGCATATTTATTTACAACACGAGGCAAGGAACTTTTTACTGATGAATTTAAACAGGCTTGTGCGTAGCGCGTCAAATGATGAAGACTATTGTTCATATATAATAAAAGAAATTGATACTCGTCAATGGACAATGGAACAAATATTTAAATTATGGGAGGAGGCAAAGCAATCTGATCTAACAGTATCACAATTTATTGAACAACACAAGAGGAGTGAACATGAACTTTGATGACTATCAAATAGCCGCCGCATCAACGGCGCTGTACAAAGATAAGTTTTATCCGATTGCATCTTTGATGGTGGAGGCGGCTGAGTTATCCGACCTCTTTATCAAGCCGATGTTGCGGGGAGATAACCGCAAAGTAGAACGCCAAGATGTAATCTCAGAAGCCGGGGATGTGCTATGGAATCTTGCCATGATCCTGAAAGATCACGGGGTTGACTTGTCTGAAGTAGCCGCGTATAATCTCTCTAAACTCCAAAGTCGTGCTGACCGTGGAGTGATTCAAGGATCTGGAGGTAATCGTTGAAGATTATTAAAGGTAATTTTGGTAGTAATACAAAAAAATCTTTAAGTGAAAAAGTCACTGAAGGATTAGACACACTTCAAAAGTCTGAAAATACCGATGAAGTTTTAAGATATCCTTTTATTTTAATTGTTGACACGGGTGAAGACTTAAAAGTTGTGTCCGATGTTGAGATGGAAAAGTTTAATTTAATGATAGACTTAGTAAAGATGACTGTTCTTACTGGCAATTATGATTAGGGGGAGGTGTGGAGGAGGAACCATTTAATATTGAAGATGCGTTGTGTCGGGCATTTGTTATGGGCTTAGGTACTAGCCTGCCCTCACCACAAGCAATGAAGAATATGATTAGTTGGATTAATATTCAAGCTCGTAAAGAGCAAGAACAATTGTCAACTGATTATGTGTATAAGTGCATTCCGCGCTACATTACTTTTCTTTTTAATAAATCGTAGGAGATTTAACTATGGCTCTTGTTGAAGGTGTTGCATATTGGGCATCCGTTACTACACCAAACACAACTTACACTCCGGTGTATACTGTGAATCTTGTGGTGACTGATGAAGTCGCAAATGATTTTAGATCGCGTGGCTTCACAGTTAAAGATATGGAAGAAGGCCCTGCACTTCTTATCAAGCGTAAAGTAAACGGCCCTAATGGAATGATCCGACCAGCACCAAAGCTGTTGGATCAAAACAAACAGCCGTTAAATACCAGTGTTGGCAACGGCAGTAAAGTTAAAGTACAGTACAAAGAGTGGGAGTCTACTTGGAATGGTACTGTATACAAAGGCTTGGACTTTCAAGCTATGCAAGTGCTTGAGTTGGTAGAGTATGCCAGCCCTGACGGTGCAGAGTTTGATATTGTTGACGGCGAAGATGGAGATGAACTCTGATGTGGAGATACACACACGAGGACAAAACTTATGACGTTGAACTGTTGTCTGGCGAAGGTCAGGCAACATTTCAGCTTTTAGCGACTGTCCAAAATCGTATTGATAATTTTCAATCTGATCTTACTATTGCTCAAGCGGCGGCAGTCGCATTACACCAAAAGATGCAAGAGTATTTAGATGAATCTGCAATTGTCGAGGACAATGCTACGGAGGAATAAACATGGGCGACTTTGTGGCCTATCAAAAACCTTGTCCAAGTTGCGGAGGCAGTGATCCTGTCTCCGTAAATTCAAACGGTTCTGCAAAATGTTTTAGTTGTGGAACCTTTTTCAAAGACTACGAATCTGCAATGGGAGGCAACGTGGCAGACTTCAATAGCTTTAAAAGATCTAACGACAATACTCCCTTCACCAACAGCGTTTATCACGCACTCACCGACAGATCTATCTCTCTTGAAACCGCAAAGAAATTTGGTGTTCGTTCAGTCAAAGACGAGCAGGGCAATATTATTCAGCATCACTACCCTGCATACATTAACAATGAAGAAGTTGCTACGAAGGTTCGCAATGCAGATAAAACATTTACTTGGTCAGGCTCACCCAAGGGAACTGGCCTTTTTGGTCAGCAAGTGGCGCAGGCGGGTGGCAAATATATTACGATCACTGAAGGTGAATGTGATGCTATGGCGGCATACGAACTTCTGGGGAGTAAATGGCCGGTTGTATCTGTTAAGAATGGAGCACAGGGCGCGGCACGGGATGTCCAAGAAAATCTTGAGTTCCTTGAATCGTTTGATACGGTGGTTATTTCTTTCGACAACGACAAGCCCGGAAGAGAAGCCGCCAAGAAAGTGGCGCGTATTATCAAACCCGGAAAGGCCAAAATACTTACGCTCCCTGCTGAGTTCAAAGACCCTAACGAAATGCTCAAGCTGGGTCATCACAAAGCTTACGTTACTGCGTGGTGGGCTTCAAAACTTTACACACCGTCTGGGATTTTAAACGTCAGTGAAGAGCGTGAGAATTACAAGAAGCGTGAGCGCAAAGAATCTATTCCGTATCCTTGGAGTGGACTCAATGTAAAACTGGACGGCTTGCGGCAGGGCGAATTGATTACATTGACGGGCGGCACAGGCTTGGGTAAGTCTAGTGTTACTCGTGAGCTTGAACACTGGCTCATCACTAACACCAACGACAAGGTAGGTATCATTGCTCTTGAAGAGGATTGGCGTAGGACTGTCGATGGTATCTTATCTATTGAGGCTAATGCTCGACTGCATATTGACAGCGTTCGCGCTCAGTTTAGTGAAGAAGAAATCGACAACTTCTTTAATGTTCTTTATGACGGGCAAAATAAAAATCGTGTATTTGTCCACGCCCATCTTGGCATGAACGATGTCGATAGTGTCTTTAGTAAACTACGCTTTATGGCAATGGGCCTTGAGTGTAAGTGGATAGTATTTGACCACTTGCATATGTTACTGTCGATGACAACGGATGGTGACGAGCGACGAAATATAGACGCCATTATGCACAACTTCAGAACGCTGGTTGAAGAGACAGGCGTTGGCCTAATACTTGTGTCTCACCTTAGAAGGATTGATGGTAATCGTGGACATGAAAATGGTATTGAGACAGGACTCAATCACCTACGCGGCTCACAGAGTATTGCTCAGTTGTCTGATTGTGTTATATCTTTAGAGCGCAACCAGCAATCAGAAGATCCTGTTGAGGCCAGCACCACACGAGTACGTGTACTCAAGTCTAGATACACAGGCGATGTCGGTTTAGCGACACACTTGTTTTACGACAAGGACAGTGGTAGGCTCAGTGAGATATCAATGGAAGTAGAAGATCAAAATGAGATTGAATTATGATTGGATGGGTAATAGTATTAGCAGTGTGGATGACTTATATTGAAGTCGAACACCCTAACCGTATGCACGAAATAGAAGCTGAGTCTAATTATGAAGAGCATAGTATTTGATATTGAGGCTGACAGTCTAGAGCCTACAAAGATTTGGTGTATTGCCGCAGTCGATCCTGACTCTGGTGAAACTAAAACCTTTGGGCCGACTGAGATTGTCAATGGCCTTGCATATCTTACGACTGCTGATAAGCTTATAGGCCATAATATTATTGGCTATGATCTTCCAGCAATCAAGAAGATACACAACATAGACTTAACGGAAGGGCGAGCGATTGTAGATACCCTTGTACTTTCTCGTTTATTTAACCCAACACGAGAAGGCGGTCATAGCCTTGAGTCTTGGGGCTATCGCATTGGCCTACAAAAAATAGACCATACAGATTTTGGAGAATACTCTCCAGAAATGTTGAACTACTGCCGTAACGATGCGGTATTGAACGCTAAGATGTTTAACAATCTTAAGTCAGAGTCTCGCGGATTCAGCCGACAGTCAGTTGTACTTGAACACGAGACACTAAAAATTATTGCAGATCAAAGGGAGCGTGGCTTTCTTCTAGATGTTAAGGCCGCAACGCTACTTGTTGCTGAACTGACTGATCGCCTCAAGGAAGTAGAACGTGAGGTACAGAAGACCTTCAGGCCCAAGCAACTAAAAACCATTCTTCTACCACACTTCACCAAAACAGGTGCGCTATCTAGGATGGCCCTTATCCAAGGCTCAGAAAAGAAAAGCCGACTGACACAAGAAGAATATGAAGAGCTTGCAATCAAGCGTAAAGCTGTACGTATTGAAGAAGTTCCTTTCAACCTTGGCTCACGTAAACAAATTGGTGAATATCTAATTGACTTTGGGTGGAAGCCACAGAAGTTTACGCCTACAGGACAGCCAATTGTAGATGAGTCTACGCTCAGTAAAATTACAGATATACCTGAAGCTACACTTATCGCAGAATATCTTTTGCTTCAAAAGCGTATTGCTCAAGTAACTTCATGGCTCAAGGAAGCGCATGACGATGATCGTGTGCGTGGCTTTGTCAATCCTAATGGAACTATTACAGGCCGCATGACACACAACAGCCCCAATATGGCACAGGTTCCTAGTGTTTCCGCACCCTACGGCAAAGAGTGTCGAGCTTGCTGGACTGTACCAGAGGGCTATAAGCTAGTCGGTATTGATGCTAGTGGTCTTGAGTTACGAATGCTTGCACACTACATGAAGGACGAGGACTTTAAAAATGAAATACTGCACGGAGACATACACTCAACTAACCAAAGACTTGCAGGGCTTGAATCAAGAAATCAGGCAAAGACATTTATCTATGCACTCTTATACGGAGCAGGAGATGAAAAACTTGGCAGTGTGGTTGGAGGAAACAAACGCGATGGTGCGAAACTTAGAAAGCGTTTCTTCGATAATCTCCCTGCATTTAAACATCTTAAAGACGCAGTTGGACGAGCGGCTTCAAAAGGTTTTATCAAAGGACTAGATGGACGCAAGCTTTATATA